GATACATTTGCCGCACTGTGAGCATTTGAAAAACACCCTGCAAGATACAAGTCTAATGATCTTCTTAGAGCATTATTTTCACCATATACTTTTTGAATTTTCCTGAACGTCTGGGGCATTTCTATATTGTCGACAGATGCAATTTTGTTGAAGTTGAAATAATGAGATGATGCATAACTGTCGTCCAGTTTGATGTCTTGACCAAATGATCCGCAAACCTTCTTTATTTGCTCTATCAATGCAATTCTTACTTCGTCTATTGTCTTTTCTCGTAGTAAATATGGTGGAACAGCAACAGCAACTCTTAGGTCATCTCCCTTACATAACAGATAATAGGGGATTCCTAAGTCCTTCAGTGCTACATGTATCATGTTGATGTAATGTATAACCCAGGTATCCTGATTAAGACCCTCAATACCACCTTCTTGACCGTTCCAATGATATAGGTAATTCTTATCAGGCACATAGATCCAACATTTTTGATAATACTTGTGGGTGTATTTAAAAAGGGTTGTACCAAACAACTTATCCAATACATGTTCCGAAGGAGGTCCTATTGTCTCGTGCCTAAAGAAGTTGTTCCATTTATTGGCATCCACATTTAGGTAGATGATCTCATGATTTGTATGCATCTTACCTATATCTCTCATTCCTTGGATTTTCCTCGCTGATTCTAGTTCACCCAGTGTCATTGCATGTTCATCAGAATATCTGCTCAAGAACTTTTTTGAGTTAGTTTCTTGTACAAGACATCTGGCGCGTTGGAAGTAGGATTGGCAGCCAAATCCTCTAAACAGTTCTTTTAATTCTTTCTCTTTAGGTACAATACGTATCGTCATTAGATCTAAAAATAACTCCCAATTAGCATAATTTTGATACTGTTTAACAAAATTCACATGATCAAGATCCACCAATTCTGACATAAGATAATGAAACAATAACCTTGTATCTTTCAATCTTTGTTTAGGGTTTGTGTAATTTTGTTGCCAAAGGCTAGTGAACATGTGTCCGTTTTCTTTCGTTGTCTCTAAAATTCTGTTCTCTATTATTGATCGATGTTCTGTTATGGTTCGATCCTTTAGGTAGGGGAAGAAATTTACCAAATAATCTAAATCAAATGCTTGTTCGAAATCAATCGGATCATAAATTGTAAGTCCAGGATATCCATGTTTATGTTTTATTACATCTGGATCAATGTTCGTCCTTAAGGACTCTACTAAAATAGGATGTAATTGTGTACTTTCTTTTTGTTTAAAAGGTGGCCATGATCCGCTAACTTTAAGAAATTGCTTTATGACGTTCTTCTTAGACATACGGATCAGGTCGTTAACACATTCATCATCTACTGGGATTTCTTTGTTTACATTGCTTTCCAATTTCATTGCACCACCTTCCATATCCACAAACGGATGTCCTAGAATTTTTGTAAGCGTAGCTAATTCGTGACGATAAGGTGTTGATACCGACTTCATGATGATAAAGGGTATTTGTTCCTTGACTTTGATTTTAAGTTCTTCTTCGACACTAGCACAGAGAACATTTTCAAAATGACTATTTTCTGGTCCATCGGCCTCAATGAGGGTCATTCCTATACCAAAAGCTTCCAGAGTCTTTGAGAACGTGAAGTATTTAGTTTGATGTTTGTCAGCCATTGTTGCTAAAGAGTATATAAAAGGATAGAGTTGCAAGGTGTCTTTTTCAGGGTAACATTCTATTTTCATATATCTATTACATTCAAGGATAGAAATAATGTCAGACAATTTATTGTACATAAGCACTATATATTCTACGGGATAAAGACGAAGATCAGATCCTTGGCGTATCAATGCATTCTTGCCAGAAATAAAAATTTGCATATTTCCAAACGTTGTATTTGTATCTGGTTTTTCAATGATGTATGATCTTCTTCTATCGTTTATTGTTCTGGACCATATCTTATAACATCTTCCTTGGTCTAGTAATTGGGATAATCGATGAGCAGTACATTTCAGGGCATTAATGACGTGCTCTGATGGGGAAG